GTTTTGAACTTGCCACAGCCACGCAGGTGGATGCGGGCCTATTGTTTCCCCAGGCAATTAAGTTTGCCGCGTTGCTATTAGTGGGGCAAATGTATGATAATAGGCAGGCAACCGCTAATACTAGCCAAAATTCCGCTATGGAGTACGGTATTGAATTTTTACTACAACCCTATAGAGCAATTCAATTTATATGAATGCAGGCGCTTTTGACGAACTTATTACGTTGCAGAGTTACACAACTACAACGGACAGCAACACCGGGGAAAAACTACAAACGTGGACAACTTACGGCACTGCTTGGGCTAAAGTAACCGAGGCTCCTGTAGGATTAGAACAGGTAAACGGAGATAAGCGCGAACACAAACAAATTGTTGACTTTACTGTTAGATATGACGCGGCTATAGATGTTAAGCATCGAGTAAGTTGGAACGATCGTTATTTTAATATTCTGAATCTGCAGGAATTACAGCGCCGCATGTATTTAAAAATACAAACTGAACTAAGTGAATGAGGTTAAGGGCTTGGCAAAATTGATTGACGACCTGCGTAAGGCAGGCGCTGAGTTTCAATTTCAAGACACGTTAAAAAAAGAAGGCCAGCGCGTTATTGATGACGCAAAGGCATTGGCCCCTGTGGAAAGCGGCGACATGCGCGATTCGATTGGATTTATAACGTCCAAGGATAGCAAGTTTAAAAACACTGTATTAATTGGTTTGCGTAAAAACTATTATAACCATTACCTTGGCGTGATGTTTGAGTATGGCACCGAGCCACGGATACAAAAAACTTCGGGCAGATATACGGGGGAATTGACGCCCAAACCATTTATGCGGCCTGCGTTGGATAAAAACAGACAGGCGATTGTTAACGGGTTGAAAAAAGGAATCACCGAAAAAGTAACTAAATTAGCGCAAAAATATAATTTAAAATAATCATGGCAACTACAGGACCAGTAAACGGCACGCTGATAGCAATCTACAAGGATATATCAGGCACACTTACCAAAATCGCAAACGCCACTTCTAACAGCTTCGATATTACTTCGGATATGATAGACGTAACCAACAAAGACAGCGCAGGCTGGAAGGAGTTTATCGTTGGAGAAAAAGGCTACACGATGAGCGTTGAAGGTATTTTTGAAGAGGACGGCTCAGTGGGTGCCGGTGCATTGTCTTGGAAGGACGTGATCACCGACCTAACTGCAGGTACTTCCGTTACTATCGTAATGACTTCCAACGTAACTGGTGACATTAAATTGAGCGGCAGCGCTTATTTCAGTAACTTGAATTTAACCGCTCCAAACAACGACAAAGCGACGTTCACAGCCACCATTCAAGGAACTGGAGCGTTGACAGTAGGCACAATCTAATTTTGGTTGGTTTTCATAATGAGCATTTGCCCGCCTAAAAAGCGGGCTTTTGTGTTATATTTGCAACATGGAAATTAAACTAAAAGATAAGATTTACCCGATGACGTTTAACATGAACAGCTTAAAGGCAATTATGGTGGACGCTGGGATGGAAACATTTGCGGAGTTGCAGACAAGTGGCGACCTATTAAAGCAGCTAGATTTCGGATTGTTATGCGCTTACCATGGTATTAACGAGGCGGCAGAATGCAACGGACAGCCTAAGCCGTTTTTATTATTAGCTGATATCGGCAGACAGGTGCAGCGATTTACCGATTTGCTTCCAGCGATTACAGGTTTTAGTGAAGGCGCGAGCGAATTTTTTAAATCGGACGAAGCCGGGGGAAAGTAAAAGCCAAGGGCGAAGGCGCGCCGCTGACTTGGTTAATAATTGAGCGCATAGCGTTTGGCGAGATGTGCATGAATGAAAACGATTTTAAACGATGCACGCCAAGATATTTCCGAATCCGATTGCACGGGATGCGCGAAGCACAGATGCAGCAATACCGCAACGATTGGGAGCGCTGTAGATGGCAAACTTCAGTATTATTATCGCCGCACAGCAAGCGGCCAATTGATCCGAAGAAATTAATTACATTCGATTGGGAGCGTAAGGAGTTAACAATAATCGAAGAGGTTGAAAAATATCGGAGTATCTTTGAGAAGTTAACACCAATACCAACAGCATGAGCGCCGTAAAAGTAGCCTATAATATTTTAGCAAATAACGCAGCATTGACCACGCTGGTAAGCACGCGGATAAATCCGCTACGCATACCGCAAGGCAGCGCGTTTCCTGCGATAGCTTACAACCTAGTGAGCATAATTCCAACGCCTACCAAGTCAGGCCACAGCCGCACAGATTTTGCGCGCGTGCAGGTAAGTATATTTGCGCCGACTTATCAGCAGTGTAGCCAAGTGGCGGATGCAGTTCGCACGGCGTTTGAGGCGGTGACACTACCAGGCACATTCAATACGGTTAAAACGCAAACTATTGAGTTCGACGGGCAGCAGGAATTGACGGACGACGAAGCGGACTTTGCAGGAGTTTATCAAATATCGCAGGACTATTTAATTAATTACACACGATGAGCAGGTTAAACGTAGCTATTGGAGCGGATATTACCGAACTTGAAAAAGGGTGGGGCAAAGCGATTAAACTAATTGCCGATGGCGGCAAGGAGATGACGGCCGATGTAGCAAAGGCCGCTAAAGATATTCAAGACCGATTAAACACGCTAGCGAATAGCAAGCCGACGGCTAGAGTTGTAAAGCAATTGCAAACTATGGCAATCGAAGCCCGTGCAATGGGGCCGGAGTTTGCGGCAATGGCTGACCAATTTACTCGCGCAGCTGGTAAAATGCAGGACGATATCGGCGACATGCGCGCTGAGATTGGATATTTTGCCAGCGACACGCGACAACTTGACGCGTTAATTGGTGGAGCGCAAGCAATGGCCGCAGGGTTTGGAGTTGTCGAGGGTTCAATGGCAGCCCTTGGTATTGAATCCGAGGATTTGCAGAAAACCATGGCTAAGCTTCAGGGAGTTATGGTGTTGTTAAATTCCTTGCAAACAATACAGAACGCATTGCAGGCCGAGAGCGCGCTAGTAGTGGGGGTAAAAACAGCCGCTCAAAAAGTTGAAACGTTTGTAATGGGGCAGGCCACACTTGCCGCCCGTGCTTATAATGCTGCATTGGTAGCTACCGCCGCTGGTGCAGTCATTGCAGGTATTGCGGCTATTGCATATATATTTAATAAGATAAGCAAGGAAACCCAGTACGCTTCAAAATACACAGACGAATTTTACGAATTACAGAAAAAGAAAGCCAAGGAAACTGGCGACGCCATACGGGCATTTGATGACGAAATAATCAATCGACAAATAACCAACGCTAAGCGTAAAGGGTTAACGGATAAGGCGCTTCGTGACGCTGAGATAAAAGCCATAGAGGACACGATCGCATCACGGACTAAGCAACTTGGAGAGGAGAAAAAATACTCTGATAGATGGATAGAACTTAATAGCAATATTATTAATTTATCTAAGCGTAAAGAGGATTTAATCACTGAGAATATTGTAGAGGCGAACAAGAAACGCGAGGAAATACAGAAGGCTGCCATAGAAAAACAAAAGGCTGATTTTGCTAGTATGGTAGAATTTGCCGCAAGCATCTACCAAAAATTTGGTATTAAAGCATATAGCGCGGTCATTGATGGATTTGGGAAAGCGGCAAGCAGTACACCATTAAAGCCCGAATCAGTGCGGAGCATGGGGTTACAAATAACCTCAGCAATGACACAGGTTGAAAAAGAGATAAATAAAAAGCCTATTGTTTTAAATATTCAAACCGAAACAAAATACAGCTCCTTTATTACGGATTTGGAAAACATGCGCAACCAAATAAACCAAGCGTTTGAAACATTAATTGAGGATACTTTAGTTAATTTAGGAACAGCCGTTGGCGAAATGATAGCAGGAGAGGAAGAGGCATTTCAAAAATTTGGTAAGGCCGCACTAGCTTCGATTGCTCAATTTATGAAGGCTTTTGGTTCGGCATTAATTACCACGGCAATTGCTTCGGATGCATTCCAAAAATTAATTCTGGCAAACCCTATGGCAGCCGCTGCGGCAGGTGTTGCGTTGGTTGCAGGTTCCGCGATAATTACAGCACAATTGAAGAAAGGACCTGAGTTTGAGAAATTTGCCGATGGTGGTATCGTTTACGGACCAACGCTCGGACTTATGGGAGAATACCCAGGCGCGAGAAGTAACCCGGAAGTAATTGCGCCGCTGGATAAATTACGCGATCTAATAACACCAAGCGGAGGCGATGGCGGATTTATAGCCAGCACGCATATTAGCGGCCGAGATTTGGCGATAGTTTTAAATAGACATAACAACGATTACTCAAGGGGATAATGGCACGCAAATATTACGGAAGCTTTAAAAGCATTAATAACGTCACCTATAAGGTTGAGATACACGACGCGCCAACGGGCAGCACAACGGCAGGAACTGAACTAAAATTAGCAACTGATGGATTTAGTTTAGAGCGTGACGGCGAAGGTAATAAGTGGTGGGATTCTCAGGTATTGGCTAGCCGTATAACCGCTGAATTTGTTATGCCAAATAGTACGGTGTTATCGGATTTCCTATCATTGCAGACGGAAGCAGAAACCTACTGGACAATGGTTGTTTGGCGTGGTAGTGATTTGTTTTTTGTGGGCCGTATCATTGCCGACCAAATGACGCGACTACGCGAATCGTTGGACAGCAAGCCGATTATTAAACTAACGGCCGTGGATGGCTTGGAGTTGTTAGACGGTTATAACGTTAAGGCTAGTTGGTTTAGTTCGGACAATATTCAGGTAAACGTATTGGTAAGAAATTGCCTACACGAATTGGACCTGCACGATTATTGGCCGTACTTAGGAAAATCAGATTATTATTTATTTGATGCAATGAGCATGTATGCAGCCGATGCAACACGCAAGGGGTTTGATATGTTGCGAGTTAATATTAACACTTTCCTTGAGGATTACGATCCATTTCAAGACGTGAAGGCAATCGACCTAGCGGCTAACTGGTATTACGATTTGAACATGATAACCTGCAAAGAAGCCTTAGAGCAGGTGATGCAGATTTTCGGTTGTCGTTTTATTCATGCCGAAGGTGGCTATTGGTTTTACGATGCTTCGAGCTATAAGGATGTAACGCTTCCGTATCGCCGCTATAATTACACAGCTAATTACCAAGGCACCGGAACGCTTACGCATAGGCAGCAACTTGGAACGCTACCAGCGCGGCCGCAATGGGCAGCTAAGCCGTCATTGTACTACCAGCCTGCTGTTAAATTGTTAACTGTTGACACCGAGCGCATAAATGCCGCAACAGTATTTCGGACACGGCCAAACAAAAGCACGTCAGCACTAGAGGCAGAGTTTACAGAAATTCCAACAGGCAGCACTCCCGACGCGGCACCCTTGAAAATCAAGGTAGTTGTTAAATCGAACTTTCCAGCGGTGCAGAATGATGCTCGCGTAGATTATGAATATAAATTAAAGATATGGCTTGAAGATGGATTGGGCGGTATTAAAATATTGAACGGTGACGGGTACTGGATAACAGCGACTAGCGTACCGAATGGAGTAGAGAAAGTTAGAGTTACGCAAATGCAAGGCAGTTGGGTGACGTATAAGTTTGAGATGCAATGCACCACCCCTCCAGCAGGATTTAATATTTTGAAGGTTAAAATTGACAGCGTGCAGACGTTAATAAGCTTGCTGTATCAAAACAACTTACCCAAGTTATTGCGTCCTGCAAAACAGACAAGCACATGGAGTACACCTGCGGCGTTTAACG